GCCCCTAAAGGAACATCGTCTAAACGTTCATATGAAGGATCATCAAGAACTGGGCCGCGATATTTAGCAACATATCCGCCAGTGGCTTTTTTAACTATAGGAAGTAGTCCTTCAGTTTTAATCGACATTTGTCGCTTTAAGAATTCTAAATATGGAGATGTCTCTACTGCCTTAAAAACATATTCATCTATTAAATGAGATACGCCTTTAGATTCATCTGTAAGGCTATGAGCATTTTTATTAATAGCCTGCAATATATATTTAGTAAATGGAGCTATTGCACCTTCTGTAAACTCAGTTCCCATCCAATTTGGCTTTGGTTTAGGAGGACTAAATTTTGCAAAATCACCTACTCCTTTTACTTTAGGATCAACGATTATTTTTGCAATAGCTTTTGTTTCACCACCACCAGTACCGCCACTAACAGCTATATGTTTTGCAAATTCAAGTTCTGCAGTTATTGATTTTAATGTATCTGGTCTCCAGTATTCACCAATTTTTAATCCTGGTAACATATTTAAATAAGGCATTGCCTCTTCTGTAGATGGTAATGGAGACCTTGTGCCTCTAGGGAATACGCTTGCTGCTTCTGGCTTCCAGCTTCGTGCCAAATGTGCCCAAGGAGCTTCGGCTGTATCATCTGCAAATCCACCCCAACTAGTCGGCCCCCACTTTTCCATATAATCTCTACCGTATATTAAATTAGGATTTGGTACTCTTGTATATCCTGCAATTGCAGCCATATCATGCATGCTTAACCCTCTAAAAAATGTACCAGCCTGATCTCCAAAATTAAATCTATCTAGAACATGAGCCATGCTGTCTGCGTAGGTACGAGGTCTTCCAATGTAATCTTCTACAGTTCTTAGCTCTGGTGGCGTAAACATGCTATTAACATTAGAAGATGAAGATGCATTAGGTCTCAATGACTCTATTCTTCCAATGCTTCCTGGCTTGCCAAACTCATCAAATCCTGGATAAGACATTCCTGCATCTTTTTCATTTTGTAGTTGTCTTACCCATTGCTGCATTTTTCTTCTAAGAGAAGATGGCATTCTTTCTGAAGTAAGAAGTCCATTTGCAAGATCTATCTTACCTTGCATACTCTGTACGCCATGTGAATATTGAATAAGTTGTTCAAAATTTTCAATATATCCTTGACCAGCAGTATATGGATTTCCTATACGAAGCTTTTTAAATAAATTAAGTCCAGCATTTTTATAAACAAAAGCGTGTGCATCTGTTGCTGTAGCTTCCTGAATACCAGTTAAAAGATTTGGGTGTAATCCTGTATCTCTAACTCTATTTATAAAATGATAATACGGATTATTAAATTGTTGAGAAGATATCCATAATCTTGATAATCTGTCTGCGTCAACTTTTGATTTTGTTCTTGCAACTTCACCGATAAATTTACGTACGCTTGTTCCTGTAACAGCATCTAGTGCGTGTGCGCCTTCATGTATAGTTGTTCCAAAAGTTGTTTTAGCGGGTAAGCTAATATGATTTCCTGTAGAAGTATATGTAGTTGCTCCAAGTGCTTGTAAATCTTCTAAAACTGTTTTATGAACTTTTCTTATAGGTGTTTTACTTAGAACATCATTAATAATAGCTCTATCTTGTGTTAAACCAGTTTTTCCAAGATTTTTTCTTAAAAATTCTTGTACTGATTTTGAACTCCAATTATTATATGTAAATCCGCTAGACTGAAATCCTAAATTAGATGAGCTAAATCCTAAATCCGTTTCTTGTAAAACTGTTCCCTTTGAATTATTTAATGCTAGCCAAGTAGCTTTATCAATTTCAGGATCACTAGTCTTTCCATTACTAATTCTTTTCATAATAGAACCAGTAGTTCCCGCTTGATCCATTAATGAACCTAAATTTTCTCCAGCATATCTATAATCTTTACCTTGCAGTAATTTCCACAACAAGTAGTTCTGATATTTAAGATTTTTCTTTCTATAGTCAATATACTTGCCAAATGGTATCTTGGTGACTTGGTTCATAGTGCCATATGACTCTCCCCATTGACCAGGAACATTATATCCACCTGCATATAAATCTGCTTCTGCTTTACTAGAAGTAGAGAAAAATGACATTCCGTAATGTGGATCGTATGCAGAAGTTCCGTCTAATACGCTTTCTCCATAAAGTGGTCGGTCATAACTATTACCACGATCTGAAGATCCATGATATTGTTTTTCTTTAACTAATTTTTTAGCTTTAAAGTAGTTAGCATATTGATTAAATGTATTTAAAGCTTTGTATGGTAGTGGAACAGGTTTTACAGATGCTCTATAGGCTGCAGTTGCTGCTTTAGATGCTAATTTTTCTTCCGCAATTTTTGCAATTGTTGCTTTACTCATTCCAGCAGTTGCCGCTTTGCCAACAATTCTACCGTATGGAAGAATTCCTAATAAATCAACTGCTTTCTCAATACCTACATCTAAACCAGACATTTGAGCACGAGCTTTTCTATTAGTAGAAGACATTAAAGGAGATTTAATATTTAAAGCCCCGCCAATAGTATCTCCAACCATTCTGTCTGCCCATGTAGCTGTAGGGAATACAATGTTTTTATATGCATCATATGGCAAATCAGCTGCGCCGTGAGTTTTACCAAAGCCCCAAATTCTTGGATTCAAGAAAGCCTTAAGTCCAGTACCGAATGGCTTTTCCTTGGTTATACCGTATTTCTTTTTACGAGCAGCTTCGAGGCGAGCAGCTTCAGCAGGACCATGCTTATGTCCTACGGGTCCACCTTTGTGGTATCCAACAATTCCGCCATTAGCAAATCCAGAATTATACTTGTCCAAAAGATCTTGAGCCATCTTTGAATCCCAAGATTTTGTTTTAATTAAATTTCTAAGTAGTTCTGAACCTGCAGACAGCTGATCTAAATTAAGAGACTTAAAGCCTTCTCTATAATCTTTGTTCAAAAGGAAATCTGTTGCATAATTTGAAGATGAATGTGCCCATACAGAAGCACTTGTTTTCGCATCTGCAAATCCTAGTCCATAATCTACTGAATTAGCAGTGCGAGGATAATTTCGAATAATATCCCCTAGGCCCATAGAATTTAGTCTTTTTACCACGGCTTCCGCATCAACAGATCTATCCTGAGAAAGAGTTAAGTTTGGTCCACGTTTTGTAAATCCGCTGGCATTTAAAGACTCCATAAGCATGGATCCAAGCATGCTCGGGGAGGAACCTGATTTATTGATTCCCCACATTTGATCAATTATGCTATAAAGCTGGCGGTTAGCAGATACATCATGGTTTAAAGTTGCTCCTCCAGAAACAAATCTGTCTCCATCTCTATTTTTTGGAATATGGAATAGATTGCTTGAGTCGACCATCTCTGATGGCCCAACATTTCTTTTTACTAAAATGTCAGAATCAAAAAGATCTGTAATACTTGTTTCTAATTGACTACCTGTTCTGGTCTTTGCAGTAGTTGTAAATCTTGGTACCACTATTGGTGCAGATGGAGCCTTTGGCTTTGTAAATTTAGATACAAGGGATCCAAGTAAATTCTTTATTGGGGTTGTTAGTCCGCCTAATCTAAAATGTGGTATATCGCTAGCATATCCACCATCTGCAAACTTTCCAGCATTTAGTGCATCAAATGTTTCTGTTCCATACTTCTTTACAGAATCTGCTTTAATTACATACTCACCATTTGAAAGCATGGCGGGAATAGAATCAGATGTTCCAGTTCCTGGTCCTCTTACATTTCCGCCTGGTTCATAATGCTGAATTGGTCCACCCATTGCTTTATTAAGTATTAATGGATACTGCTTAAGGTTTTCATTATATGGACCAACTGTATACTCTTGTCTTCCAAACGTAACTATTCTTCCAGTATAAACCTTTGAATTTGGAATAAGAGGTATACCAGCTTTATTTAATACAGAAGCAGTAACAAATTTTGTAGCAGATGCGCCTCCTCCAAGTGAGGTGACATCCATTGGATTTATTGGCATTGGAGGAACCATACCGCCCTGTTTTGTTGCTGTTAATATCTGCTTTAAAAGTCCAGCTGTTGCGAAAGAGTTTACGTCTGCCACGTTGAGCTTGTTGCCATCCATGACTTTACTAAGTATACTATCTATTCCAGTTGTTGGAGCAAAAGGAATCTTGATTGGTTGTGATCCAACCTTTATGTTAGAAAGCCCTAGAGCATTTAATTGTTTTTGAAATTCGTTTGCTTTAGATAATTCTTCTGGCGAATCAATGTTTCCAGCAGATGCTATAAAACTATTTAATTCATAAAATAATGTTTTTAATGCTTCAACTTTTGTAGTAGCCGCTTTTACTCCGTCTAGTTGTTTTTGAAGAGTTTTTGAAGAAGCTTCTAGTTTTTCTTGAAGCTTATCAATTTTTGCTTGCTGAACTGCTGTATCTGCTTTTTCTTTATCATCTATTGCTCTTATTGCTAAAGTTCTTTCTTGACTTCTTTGAAGCATTTGAAGATCTAGTTGAGCTTGGGCAGCTGTTGCTGAATCGCCCATAGCTAAGGCATCTTGATACTCTAATTGCTTTTTCTTGATTTGAGTAATAATGTCTTCATCTTCTGATTGTCTAGATAAAGATTTTCTTCTAGCGTCCGCCTCTTCCTTGATCTTATCAATGTTTTTTTGATGTAACTTAATTTCTGCGTTAATAGCGTCTCTAGACTTTTCAGCATTTTTTTGAATTACGCTTGAATTAGTTTTATTTGCATTTTCTGCTTTTCTTATCGCAAGAAATAGCTTGTCTAGATCTGTTCCAGATTGACCGCTAGATAATACAGATGTTAGATTTACTTGAGCAGTTGCTAATGCAATAGCCATGTCATCACTCATATACTTAAGTTCAATATTTGCGTCAGATAAATATAATTTCCATTTAGCTAGTACTGCTGCAGTTTTTTCAGAACCATCTAAAATTTCCGCAAACTGTGGCACAGCTTTTTTGATTGCATTGTATTGAGCATTTGTTAATATTGCATTTGATCCTTGAGCTTTATTAACTTTATCTAATACATCTAGCCATGCATCAGATTGAGTAATTATGTTACCGTTAGCGTCTTCTGTTCCTACCATAGATTTCTCTAGAGCCTGCACCGCATTTAATGCTGTCTCTAAAGATGTTGCTAACTGATCAGTATTGCCTTCATTTAATAAACGATTAAAAGTTTCTATACTAAATACTGCTGCAGATGCGTTATCTTTTATTAAACCAAATCCTCCGTCTGCCAGGACTCCCAATGACATATAAGCTTTATTTGAGCTTTCAATTAATGCGTATATTGTATTAGTTGCTTTTTCAGCACTCATACCACCAGCAATAAATTGAGCTTTTAATTGAGATGCTTTTTGAACTACTTCATCGCCGCCAGCCTTATTAAATACTTCAATTAGATCTGGAAGATCTTTTTGAACAGACTCTTTTAATTCTTTTAATTGTTGAATTGTTATATGAAGACCGTTAGCACTTGTAGATGAAGCATAAAATGAAGCAGCAGCTGCAGCTGCTAAATCAGTTTTATCTTTAAACTCTTTAAGTTGTTCATTTAATGACTTATAAGATAAACCTAGCTTAGAGGCAGTCTCAGAGTTTTGTCCAAACGCTAGATTAATTATTCTTCTATGCTCATTAATTTTATCATTTATAGATTTTATTACTGCGGCGCCTGCTAATATAGCTGTAGTCCAGCCAAGTACGGGCTTATTCTTTAATAATTCTAGTCCTTTTTGAAGTAACGAAACTCTTTTAGTAACTTGATCTGCTGATTTTCCTATATTTAAAATTCTACTTGCTAACGCAGTTCCTATAAGATCTCCACCAATGCTTCCAGCCATTCCGCCCATCATCGATCCGCCAGTTAGCTGTGAACCTAATTGATAACCAGCAAGACCTGGAATCATTCTCATTAGCATAGCCATTACTTGTCCGCCGCCTGCTAGGTGCTGAATTTGTCCGCCTTTATTAAATCCTGGAATTATCTTTCCGCTACTTTGTGGTACAAAAAGTTCTGGACCGTCTTCTCCAACTATGTATGGGGATGCTCCAGATACTGGACCACCCATTCTTCTTTGTGGAATATTAAAAGTTATATCTGGATCATTTGCAACAACTGATGCTCCAGATCCTTTTATTCCAGATCCTCTTGCTGTTCCAAGCCTATGCATTTCATCATAAAAATTAATACTGGTATCAGGAACTTTAAGATTCTTCAAATGTCTCTTTAATATACTTCCTGCAAATTCTTCAAAAGTGTCCTGATCTTTTCCAAACGGAGTAGTTCTAGTTTTTAATGTTGCTGTTAGCTCTTTCCATGCTAAATCAAAAGCGCTGTTAATGTCTTTAGATGGATAACCTAATAGTCTAGATGCTGATCGCATTGTTGCAAATGGGTGTATTGGTGTACCAAGTAAGGAAGCTAAAATATCTTGTGGGCTTCCGCCTTGATTCATAGAAAGGTTTCCACCTGCTCCACCTCTTGTTTGTGGACCAAATAACCCTGGAGAAATATACTGACCATCAGAACCAACTTTTAGGCCTGGCGCAAAGTGACTTCTATCTACACCTTTCCATATTTCATTAACTTCTGCTTTTGAAAGTAGTTCTAATTCACGTTGAGTATACTCTCTACCTTGTTTATTTTTAATAGGCCATCCAGCAGTATGACTTTCTATTAAATCTATTCTTCTTGAATTAGCATCTTGTCCTGTTGCCGTTGACCAGAAATGTCTAGGTAAAGAATGGCCTCGTACTTTGACAGTAGAGCGACTTTTTGCCTTTGAAAATAATCCGTTAAACATTCTTGATATGTCTGTTGCAGATGGTCTTGGTCCATATCCACCTTGTGAAGAAGATACAGATCCCCCTAATTTACCACTGTTAATAGATTGAAGTAATCCAAGGTTTGCCTGGGTTGCTTTTTTATTTACAACAAACTCTCCTGGGGTAAGCATTGCTGGAACAACATCTGCATTTACATTTGGGCCTGGAACTACTGATCTAGAACCATCATTATAATAAATTGGTCCGCCTTGATTACGATAAATTGGTCCGCCTTGATTACGTCTTATTGTTGTTTCTGTGCTAAAGCCACCGCCCGAAGTTCTGATTCCGCCTAATGCTCTAGCAACATTATCTACTAATGTCGCAGTAGGAGTTTTATGGAACATCTCTTTCATATTTGACTTGCCAGTTTTTGGATCAACTACTGGCTGATTTGTAAATGGAACCATTGTTAGATTTGCAGTTCTACCTTGTGTAATTGCAATTTGTGTAGTTGTTTCTGCAATCATTGCCTCTACTCTAGCATTTAATGCTACAATTTTTGCTCTAGCTTGTTCTACTGTAATTGCTCCAGCTTGTGTTTGTGCAACAATTGCCGCACCTTCTTGAGCTGCTAATTTTGTTAGTCTTGTTATTTCTGGAAGGAGTGCTTGATATGAACCAGAAAGTTCATGTGTTACAGTACCAGTTGCAGCAACCTCTTTCTTTAATAGAGCAATTTCTGCCTCTGATTGCATTGCTATAGCACCAGTCATTGCATGCCATTTAGCTGCTTCTTCTGGAATTACTCCTGTTGATACTCCGCCAATTGTGGTAAGACCAGGAATTGCTGGCAATCCATGATCGGCATACATCTGAGGATTTCTTCCAATTTTTCTATTAACTGGAATTGGTCCTGGAACCATGCCAAATATTGTTTGTGCTGCTCTTTCTGCCTCTGACATATTTCCAACAGGATTCATATGAGCACTTGCTCTTGTTCCCATTCTACCTACAAGAGGGTGGTTTGCATCTACAGTTACACCCTTATATATTCCTCCTGGGGTTCCCGCCATCGCAACAGTTCCTGCTATAGTAGCAATTGTCGGTTGAACCGATATGGCTCCAGAAGCAGCTTTTTGCTGGAGTATAGTAAATTCTGTAATTAAGTTTTTAAGGGAAGCACTTAGAATATCTGCTGCTGCCGCATCGCTATAGAATGTTTTTTCTACTAAACTTCCAGCTTTGCTTGCTGCTAATATTTCTGGGGTTAATAATTTAAAGCCTTCTCCGCCCCTAAATAAAGCTTTGAGGTGGCCAATGCCTTTAATAACATAACCAATAAAGTTAGCAAACACACCAGTTAACATAATGATTGGGCCAGCCAAAGCAGTGATTCCTGCTACCAATGTAAGCATTGATTTAACTGGACCAGGAAGCATTTCAATAAACTTAACTACTGAGCTTGTTAGATTTAAGAAGAATGTTTGAACATTCAAGAAAGACTCTCCAACTCCAGCTAAGTCTGCCTTCAATGTTTGAAGAGCTCTTTGATATTTACCAGAAGCAGATTCAGTAATCTGTGATAATTCTCGGCCTGCCACATTTGCTAAATCAGCACTGCTTGCTTTCATCAAGTCCATAACTTGAAGAGTTTGAGATCCTTCTTTTCCTAAGTTTTCAAAAAGTGCTGATAGTCTTGCAAACTGAAACTTGCCAAATAGCTGCTCAATAGCCTGTGACTTTTGTAGAGGATTTAGCTTGTCTAAAGAAGATTGTAGCGCTGTAATTGTTGCTGTTAGATTTCCCGCATTTTGTGTTACAATTCCGCCTAAGTCAATACCAAGTCCAGAAAACATTTCTCTAGCAACTTTAGTTGGATTAATCATAGAAGCTAAAGCAGATTTTAAAGCATTTGCGCCTTCTGATGCATTAATTCCGCCTTCTTTCATTGCTGTAAGATAAAGTGCTAAGTCTTGTACGTTTCCGCCTAGGCTTTGAACTACTGGACCAGCTTTTGGAATTGCTTCAATTAAATCTCCAAGGCTTGTTGAAGTTTGGTTTTCAACTGCGTTAAGGAAGTTAATTGATTCAGATAATTCTGTAGTGCTCTGCTTGAAAGCATTTTGAATTGCAAGAGTTGCCTTCATTGCATCTTGTCTATCAACTTCACCAAGTACTGCTAAACGAGTTGTTTCTTTTACTGACAATAGAAGATCGTTGCCTTGCTTTCCTGTTGCTGCAATATCTGCCGCTAAAGAAATTGTATCTTTAAAGGATGATCCATAAGCTGAAGCCAACTCTCTAGCGGTTTTAGTTACATCACTTCTAACCTTAGATAAATCAACAGCACTTGTAGCTGCAATGCCGCCGTAAACCTTTGTTAGTCTTACAAGTTCTTGATCGGCTTCTCTAAATGCTTTAGCTGCTGCCATGCCAAATGCTGCCAGTGGAACTGTTAGTCCTACTGTTAATTGGCGACCTGCCCACTGAGTATTCTTACCCCAGTTAATTAATTGAACTCCGCCGTCCTGAATAACCTTATTATAAATTTGTAATTCTTTTTTAGCTATTGCTGTTTTATTGGCTACTGCGTCTAAGCCCTTTGGAACTTGTACATTAAACTTCATTAAGCCATCAGCTGTTCTACCTAATGGCTGTACGATAGCATTTTGAAGTGATACTTGCTGTCTAGCAAGGTCTCTGATCAATCCGCCTGAAGTTCTTGTATGCTCTTGCCATGTTCTAAAATAATCTTTTAACTTTAACTTTCCGCCGTCTAAACTTCTTCCAAAGCTTTCTACTTGTGAACCTACTGTTACAAAATGGGAAGAAAACTGGCCAGTGCTTCTAAGTGTCTCGGAAAACGACTTTTGAATCTGGCCAGCCTGTGCTGCTAATGTCTTATTTGTTATGGATAGTTCTTGTTGTAATTTAGCTAGCGCTGCCGTGGTTCGTTGCACATCTGCAATTAACCCTGAGAAATCAGACCTAGCAACTATATTAGTTACTATCTGCTCATCAGCCATCTATATTACTCCTTAGAATAACCCAATCCTGCTCCGATACCAAATCCAGCTTGTGCTGCAAATGTTCCCTGTAGTGAAACTACATCGTCTCCACTTGCCTCTATTCCGAGTGCTCTTCTTTGTATATCGTCGAAGGTTGTGCCTTCTTCTTCTTGATTTTCATTTAAATCAATGCCTTGTATTGAAGCTAAGAATCTGCGTTTGTCTTCTTCAGTTTTTTGCATTGCTTTAAAAGTTTGTACTAGTTCTGGCATTGAAAGATTATCTTCTAGTTCTTCGTAATTTTTCCAATTACCTAAAAGAAAAACTTCCCCTTCTAATGCGGCTAAATCTAGTTCTGACCAGCCAGAACCGCTGCCGCTAGAAGGTTTGGGTCGTCCATCTTAATACCTCCGCAAATTTCAAGAATGCGGTTGATTGTTGGAACGTCCAAAACATCTTCAAATGCGTCTCTATCTTTAGTTAATTCTGGTAGTTGCTTTTCTAGTGCTACCGCACAAGCATCAATTAGAATTGTTAGAGTCTCATCTTCTGTTTCTGCCGTTGCGGTTTTTTGAATTGCCGCCATGAACTTTCTTAGCTCTTTAATTGTGAGCGGCTTTAGTTTGACTACTGCGCCATTTTGTAATGTAATTTCTTCTACATCGTATACTGTGGTTGCCAATTGTATCCTCCTAGGATTGTCTTAATTATTATAACATATAGGTTTTATCACTACAAATAGAAAACCCCCCATTTCTGGGGGGAATTCTTTATTTAAATATAATTAAATTAAGCGCATACGCGGTCAATAATCTTACCATATTCTGAACCCGCATAAGCATTGTCTGGAAGCAGACGGAATGTTACAGGGAATGTTGAAGCTGCGTTACGAGCAAGTGAGAACTGTGACTGTTGTACTGACAAAACACGACGTGCATAATATACACGCTCTGTTGTTGCAGATACTTCAGCTGAAGATTGCTTTGCTAGTGTTGGGGCCTGGCCTACTGCGAATAGCTGGCGCTCTGTTGGTTGAATACCAAGAGCTCCTGCTTCCATTCCTAGGGTTAGGTCTACGTTGTCGGCGCTAGTTGCGCCCTTTGTTGGATATGCATCTGTTGATGCAGATCCATTCTTTGTAAGTGTAGATGCGCCTTGTCCAAATACTGCTAGAACGTTTGTAAGTGTTCCTTCTGCTAGTTCTGTTGCAATCATAACTTCCATTGCTGACTTGAAAAGCTTTGCTGTATCTAGAAGCTGATCTACTGTTACTGAATCGTATGTTGGGTTGTAAGTAATCTGAAGACCATTATTTGTGAATCCTACGTTACGAACATTTGCTGAAGCATCTAGTGCTGCTGATGCCTTTGCGCCCTTTGTGAATGTGACGCCATCAGAGCCACCAATTTCTAGCATATTTTCTTTGTAAGTGTCGTTTGTAGAATCTTTTGTTGATAAATACAGTGGTGAAGCACCTACGAGAATATTTTTGGCTGAATTAATTGCCATTTTTACTACCTCCTGTTAAGAATAAATTTTTAAATCATTTTGGCTGGCTAGGCCCTTTCCTCTATAAGCAATAATACGCTATAATGCGCCTAAAGGCAAACTATATAAATCTTCCGTCTGGCGATATATGTCTAGAGTATTTAACCTCTAAAATAACGTCTGTTGACAAGAATCCCTGAACTTCTTCTGATGGAGATGTGCTAGATATATCTGCTACATAAATGCTATAGAATTTAAATGCTCCAGATATTGCGTTATAGCTATTGACGTCTTTAGCCGACTCATCCATTCTTCTAAATGTATCTACCATTAAGTTTCTTATTTCATTGATTTCGTCGACCTGCGTTGAATAGATTGTAAATAGAATCTGCTCACAGCATATAACCCAATTTTCTTCATAGGACATTCCTATCTTATCGTAGACTATGTGCTTCTTCCCGCTCAAAAATTGATTAAGTTCTGGCTGTTGCTGGACAGGAATAATAGGAATAATCTCTTGACCTATATTATCGCTATAATAATCTTGTGGGTCAAAGATCTCTTTGCTGGTTAATTCATTCCAAAGATGCTTCCTTAGATCATGGATCATGTCTAATTTATAATTTACTGTCATAGTATTCCTCCAAATGCTGCTTGCACTGCTGACAAAGATTGCATCCTTACCGCATTTGGCGAGAATGAATATTTAACCTTTCTAATATTTAAAGGTAATCCCATTGCTCTAGCCATTCTATCATTAAATATTCTTTGGAATCCCGATTTTTTAATTGATAGATTAACTAAGTCTCCTGTAAAAAATTTAGCATAATGTAATTTAAATTGATGAGTTGCTGCACGTCCTCCAGGGCGCTGTACGGTCACTGAAGCCCCCTTTGGCATAAACATAGGTTCTCCCATGTACTCAAACACTAAGCGGCCTCCAGGGGTCCTTGGAGTGATTGTAACGGGTATTCCTTGTTCCATGATAGAGGCTTTATTTTTAAATACATATCTTTTTTGATTTCTTGTTTTTACTGGAGCAGTCTTAGATAAAATAAATTTATATCCAATTTGAAAACTTAATCCATTAGACATTTTTTTATTTAGTCTAAAAAGTCTTTTTGTTGAATTTCCAGTATCATCCCATTCGTAAACATGGTGCAAGGCCTTTGGTTTCATTCTTGCCTGAGCATCTATATATAATCCAAAATCTTTGTTTATTTGATTAAAGAGTGTTTTAGCAAACAAAGCTTCAAATCCATTATTTGTTGTTACCTGTGATAAGACATTTGCCTGATAGTATATTGCTGCTGATATTTGAGCAACTGTACTATCTTTAAGAATTCCATCTCCGCTGCCGACCATTAATTTTTCTAGGCCGCTAGCAGCCTGGACTAGCAATTGGCTAGATGCCAATTTGTTGATTTTCCGATCTCTTAAGAGTTGAGTTATATCCTAGGATGCTGCCAAACGGGTCGGTGATTGGAGTTGTTCCTGTTACTTCAAATACTGTCGGAGTGCTAGTAGGATAATTTAGTTCTTCCCAAATAACTTCTCCTGCTTGATTTGAGATATTGGTTATTTTTTCTCTTGAGTTTAATTTTCTTAAAGTTCTAACATCTATGAATTGGTTATAAGCATATTTGGTAGAGTATACTTCTTTGTCTCCGCCTCTGGATGTAGAAGAATTAGTAATAGTTCCTTTAGCGCTACATGGAATAGTCTCGTAAAAATTCCACTCTTTCTTAATTGCTCCAGTAGATGCATCTTGAGAATCTACCTGTCTATACACATCCATTTTCATATAGAGCATTGGATAAATTAAATCGTTCATTAGATTACAACCATACCATTTACTACATATGGGTTTAATAATTGGTCGGCATATAGATTGCCTGTGCCTTTATAGGCATCGCCAGTATATTCAAACTTCCAGTCAAATGCTTGTACGTTTTTAATATATTTTTCTTTCCAGCGCTGGTCTTTAGAAAAGTAATCTTTCATTAAAACAATGCAGGCTTCTTCAACATTATCTGGAACTTTATCCCAGCCAAATTTACCCTGAATCTTATATCTTACATTTTTTTGAAATGCTCCGCCATAATTTAAATCATTTACTGTTGGAGGAACCATTCCATTAGCAATATAAACTGTATTGTCCATATCATAAGTTCTGTCTACTCTAACTCCAAATCCAGTCTCTGATATTACTGGATAATAATTCCAATTATTAATTGAGTTAATATTATCTATTAATAGGATATCATTTGCGTATATCTCATGTATCTGTAATAACTTAAAGGGTAGTGGAAGAATATCTGTTCCCGCTCCATATGCAACCTGGACGTCATCATATACAGAAAATTGCTGATTACAATAATTTTCAATTATCTTTCTTCCGTACTTTTCTGCCATTCTTAATTCGTGATACGTCTTGTAATTTGGATCGCTAGGATCTGTTCCAATATTCAAGTCTTCATAAACTTCTGCTAAATTAGCATATGGAGTAACTACATCTGTGTAAGTTGTATGGGAATGAGCAACTGAATTTATAAGGTAGCTCCAGACAAATTTAAATTTTCTTTGTCTGGCTGTGTATGTTCTTGGAAGAATAATTTGATATGTTCCAAAATCATTATCTAACTTAGTTGTTGTTAATACAGCAAGTGAGGTGGTGGGATTCAGCGAAGGAATAATTGCTGGATCTTCTGTAACATCATAAATAGTTACAGAAACATCTCCGTCTGCATCTACTACCTCTCCTCCGTAAAAAATCTTAGTTTTAACGGGGGTACTACTTTCTGTATAAACTTCAGCCATTATATTTGGTAATGATTAGCTATAAAACTCTTGAACCTCTTTTGGGGTAGCTAATCTAAAACCTTCCTCCTTGTCAAAAATTGATTGAGCATCTTTTTCATTCATAGCAATAAACGGATGATCCTTTGTAAAGGTATGTCCTAAAATATCGTATCTGAAATTAGCTCTGGTCATTCTAACAAGTACCGTGTCCTCTGCCTGATCCTTCTTTGGATCAAACTTAGGAAGTATCTCATCAGAAATATCTTCTTCTTCCGCCTTTTCAATATCCTTAAGCGTCTTAGCATATACAGCCCAGGTCACGCCTTCTTCTGATAATGCCGCAATAATATCATTTTTATTCTTTAAGCCGTCTGTGTCTACGGCAAAATCTTCTGCAACTTTTCTTAATTCTGCAACTTTTAATGTCTCGAATGACATGGTAATCTCCTTAGTCTAGGTATGTTTATTATAGCATTAGTAAATTAAAATGAAAAGCCCCCGAAATTAATCGGGGGCCTTTCTATAGCTGTTTTAATTAAGAAGCAACCTTAACGTTCTTTACTACGACCCAAGCATCTGCTTGTTCGATTTGGACACCAACGCGAGTATACATTGTATATTCGATTGAGTCTTTACGTGGCCAGAAGAAACGATATACAGTTACATCACGCTTGATACCAATAACAACGTTATTTGGGAATGTCAAGTGGATATCTCCGTGTGAACCAGCTGCGCCTGAGTAGTCGCCAGTCTGTGTCTCTGGAAGTAGCGGAACTTCAACAATTGGAATACCAAATGCGTAAGGAGCTACGTATCCTGCAGGTCCGCCTAGTGGGGCAACCTCACCACGGATTATGCTTGAAGCAATATCCTGTGGAATTGTTTGGTTTGTTCCAATGCTGTTGTTATATAGGAAGTCTTGGACCAGGTTTGAACCAGCAAGGAAGCGAAGGTCTGTACGACGTTGCTTGTACTTACGTGGAAGTGCCTTAAGAGCTGAGTTGAATACAGCACGAGAAACGGCTGCTCCACCTGCATCTACAACATTACCATAGGTCTTAGCCTTCTTTACAATACCATTGAATGACTTGTAAAGTGCGTCTGATGACAATGCGGTATTACCATTAAGAACTACGTCTTCAATGTCATTACCAGCTTGTGTTGCCATCATACGTGCAATATGATCTTCTAGATCTGGACCTTCAATGTTGTCTTCTAGAGACTCAGTTGAAAGTTCCCAATCCATGCGAAGCTTCTTTGTTGTCAAAGAAATCTTTGAGAATGTTACAGCACCGTTTGTTGCGGTATCTGAACCTTCTGTAGCGAGCTTCATAAGCTTCTCGCCAACACCAATACGATCAATCTCGGTTGTATCTGCCTTCATGCGTACTGTACGTGCGACCTTACCAATTACGGTTGCGTCGAACATATAGTCTAGGAAGCGAGCTGATTGTTCTGGGTTAAGTAAACCACCGTTGCCGTTTTCGGAAGCGGTGTGAATTCCTGTTCCACCTGAAGTGGAAGCGAATCCTGCTGTCGCTACTGCGCCAGCTGCAATATCTTTTAATAGTTCATTGCTCATTATTTTTTACCTACCTTAGTTAAATATTTCATTTACGGAACCGAGGAAAGAACCGTTCCATTTTGATTTTGATTTTGTTACAACTTCAGATCCGCCAAGATCTGAAGACTTCTTAATTGCGGTTTCGCCTTCAACAGCATCTACACGCTTTTGAACACCATCAATGGTGCCCTTGATTTCATTTACAGCAGCTGATAGCGCTGTATGTTGTTCTGCCAACTCTGAAATTCTAGTATCAACACTCTTGCTGAAAGATTCTACTGTATCTTTGATAGCAGTTACCTGTGCAGCATTTGTTTCTGACGCCTTGAATAAAGTTTCTGAGAAAAAGCCTTTTAAATCACCTAACATTTTTGCAAAATCAGGTTCATCAACCATAACTTCTGATACATCGGCTGCCTTTTCCAGAGATTCAGCAGAAGCATCTGCTACTGCATCTTCTGCAGGAGCTTCTTCAACAGCTGGTGCTTCTTCAGCAGCAACTGGTGTTTCTTCTACGATTGCTTCGGGTGCTACTGCATCTTCTGCAACTACGTTTTCTATATTTTCTGACACTTCATTACCTCCTTCTGCGTTTGCCTGTTTTGCAATTTTTTGTGTTTCAGGCAACGTAAATCTTGATCTAAATGAATCAAGAATCTTTTCTACTTCTTTCGCTTTATTTACATCTGCGGTTTCTACCCAACCAATTAGAACTGCTGGCTTTCCAGATACTGGAGAGTCGAATGTTTTTTCGGTTGACATGAAAACTGAATCGCTGTCTTCGCAGTAAAAAATATTTTCTGTACTCATCTCTGTAGCAATGCCTTTGTAGACCATTACGCCATTAACTTTTTCAATTGAAAAAATATTACATAATTCGTTTGCTGGAGAATCAACAATTGAAAGTTCAACTAGATCATAGTCTTTGATAAAACGAACTGATTGTCCTGTTGACTTGTTAACTTCATTATCTGAATCTTTAATTTTTCCGCCGATTGAAAAACCAGAAAGCGTACCGTCAAGAACTTTTTCCCAAGTATCTTGTGCACCCTTTGATATGTATGAAGTTACATAAACTCCATTATAGAAATTTTTTGTAGCTTGGTCGTAATAAGTTTCTGGTCTAAATGAAACAACTTTACCTACTGCGATTGCTTGATGCATTTCACGAAGGTTGCCTCTGAAATTTTCGAATGCCTTAATGCTGGCTTCGGCAGTTACAACATCGCCTGTCTGATCGACATTATCCAATGTGGCAAAACCAGAGACTGTTCTTTGCTCTCTGTTTACCTTTGTGAATGGGACTGATAAGTGAAGGTTTTCACCCTCACTAGACCAATGTGATTTCTCGATATTCATATGCTCAATTTTATCTTTTTGTCGATAAAAAGGCAAATAGTAGTTGAGTGGTCTTAGTCAACTTGGGCACCATCGCCCTTTGGATTTCTGGCCTCACCAGATTTATCTGGGGAAGTTGCGGATCTTTGTTGATCTCTAGTTTTATTTCCAGTAGATTTAGCCTGTTGATCTGCTGCCTGTTGTGGCTTTAATTCAATTACTTTGTCTCCGCCTTCTAGAGGAATCATGCCTTTTCTAAGTCTAACTTCATTAGGGGTAATTACCTGCATTCTTAAATAACGCTCATCAATTTTAGATTGAGTATCTTCGTCGGTCAAAGTTAATTCATTAAATTTAAGTTGTAGGGCATCTGTCTTTTCAGAGAATATTCTATTTAATTTCTTTTCTAAAATCATTTGGGCTGGTCGGCAAACCTGCTCTTTAAATGTTTTATCGGCATCTCTAGCTACCGCTAAATTAACTCCTTCTGGAGTTCCAATTTTATTAATTGGTACACGGTGAGCCAATAGAATTTCATCTCTATTAGATTTACGATACTTCTCAAATGAGCCTTCTTGATTACCAGCTTCAATTGGCTCCATCTTAAATTCAACTTTTGAATCTGGAGTATCAGCAGGAAGCGGAACATATAGGGATCTGTGATTTTTACCCTTTAGTCCAACCTGGAAAAATTCAAGTAATTTACGTTCTGATTCAGGAGAAAGCTTTGCTCCCTTTACTGTAATAATATATCTTGGTACCGCTTTATTTTGGAAATAATCTAGGTTATATCTACCTGAATATTCATTTCCAGCCAATGCCATTTGTGAAGCAATAATATCTGGGATACCATAATAATTATTCATAGGGGTATATTTTTTAAAATGAATAACTTCATTTGGGCGATCCTCTTGAGAAGTAATTGGACTTGGGGTATCCATATCTTCAAAGTTTCTAAAGTATACAGCCTTGCCATAAAGCAATTGAATAAAGCCATCACGCAGTCTACGGATACGCATAGTCTTTGCTGGGATATGCCCAATATAGCCAATGTCTCCAGCAGTTGTTCTGCCAATTTCTAGGAAACCATTTCCTGTAGCTTCATAGTCCGTATACACCTTAATTAAAGTTTGAGTAAAGGTGTCTTCATCATTTGTTTGGTCAAGCCATCCTTGTAGATCCTGTCTTAATTTACTAATCTTCTTTCGTGCCCGTTCCAATTGTCTATCATCTGAAATAGAATCAAAGGCGTCATTTGTTTTCTTAGTTTCAATAAAATCATATCCTAGTCCAACAATATTTGAAACCTTAGCATTAATTGCTGCGTAGTTATATGTAGATGTCTCATAGATTTGAGATAGATACTCTAAGTTATATGTTGGTTCAATTAAGTCAAACATGGCATAGCCAGTAATTGCTTGCGCTAGAAGATTTTGCTGTGTTCCAGTTTCTTCAATTCCTGTAAATGCTTTTGTAAACTCACGCCCTACTTTACGTCGAAATGCTGGGCTTAATCCATTAAGCTTTTTAATTCCATCTAGGTCTATGGTAAACGGATCGTTACTTGTAATTTCTGTAGACTTGTTAAATGAAAACCAATCAGCAACATTAGATAGCTGAATTTGTTCTACTGCTTCATTTTCTTCTTCAATAAATTCCATTTTTATCCCCTTAAATTACCATACTTTTTAACTTCATCTTTATAATTACCGATATCCAAAGGATCTGGGACTAGCCCCCATTTAAGTCTTTGTTGCTGGTATTCAAATTCTTCGTCATCAATTTTTCTTCTTGCGGAAAGGAATACAGGCCTGCCCTCATATATACCAAACGTGCGTACTTCTCTAGTAAGCGCATCCATTCGATCTGTGTTTCCTTTTTTAGAGGTAACTGAAAGATAGTTTCCTTCGTCATCGCCTATCCACCTTCCATCTGGCATTTCCCAGACATAAATTCCAAGAGTTGACTCTTCTTCTAAAACCTTTGAGTTTACGTTATTGATATCCATAGACCATTATTCTACCATTACTTTGAATCAAAGTCCATGCTGTGTCAACCTGACTGACAATATTATACGCTTTTAATGACTACCCAGTCATTATCATATGCATTTACATGTTCTTCTGTCAGAGTAATTGAACTATTTTCGCTATCTATTGCGGTAACTGAGGCCCTGTCGGTATAGAGATAATAATGATTTTGGGCTTCTGCTTCTGATAGTTGCAACGGATAAAGTGTTATATTCTTGTATAAATTCTTGCCTCCGCCATTTGTCCAGAGATTATTTGAAACCTTAACATTGAACCATATATCCTCTGAAATAGGATTTTCCAAGCATATAACTATATGGCATATTTCGTCTTCTTGTAAGAATGATGAAATATTTGTTGCTGAAGTTCTATTTACCCCATTTACATAAATGGCAGAAATATTGCTTTTTGTAATGGCTCCAGAATCTGACCACAGGTAAGATATTGTGTTAGAGTCATATTCTGAATAAAGAAGACAATTTTTAGTTAAGGTTTTAGGTGTAAAGAACATCTCTACCGTATTAATATCTCGAATTGTATTTATGTAGAATCCCGCTTCTGATGGTATTATGCCATTTTCTCTATGCCTAGACAATATAGGATAATTATCTGTACCCAAGTCATAGTCCCAACTTGTTAAATTGATGTCTCCGCCTATGGGCTGTCTTGATTTAATTGATATTCCAGAGTTATTAGAGACAAACTGTTTATCTTTATAAAAATAAAATCCTACATAAGTTAATAATGGAAATATTTTGCTTGTATCTAAACTAGATAGTGTTATTTTAAAATAAACATATCCAGAGCTATTAAAAGCACTAGAGCCAATTTTATATTGAGGAATGCTTTGTCCATTTATGCAGTTTTCCCATGTGCCAGATTCGCCAGTTAAACTGGATTGTATAGTTATTCCATTGTCCCCATACCATTCAACTTTTGAGCTGTTTATCCCATTTGTAGTAGGAAAAGTAAAATAATCTTCAATTACAAATGTTTTTGACTGTACGGTATCTGTTTTAATAAAACTTAAATATCTTTCTGTTTTGTCATAATAAACATCTGAATTTAAATAGACTTCTAAATCTTGATCTTGTGGCAACTTGAAAGAAAATTCTTTAAATATATTTTTATCGCTTATGTCAAACATTACTCCGCCATCAGGTACAGCAACTTGATCATATTTAGTTGGTACATTGTATAAATAATGTTTAACGATGTCGCTATTTAAAAGAGAATATCTATATACAGCTGGAGAATCTACTATAAAAGTATCTGAAACAGATTGTGTTGGACCAATACTTAAATTTAAAAGTTCATTTGTAAATGTTAAATTAGAAAAATTTTTTTCAACTACGCTTATGCCATTTAGATGCAAAGACATGTTATTTCTAGAATACTTGGCAACTACGTGCATAGCTCTTTGGA